GTCCTTACTTGTGTCAAAAAGAAGAAGTTTTACTTCTTATTTTTTGGTTTGGCTGGAGGCTGAACCACCTTTTTCTTCTTAGGTGGCGGTGGTGGTGGCTTCGGAACTTTTGAAGCGGCACTCATCATTTTCCCCCCTTGCACCATCAAAGGGATGGCTGCAGAGGCAGCTTTGGCCAAAGGATGCGGAATCATTCCTAATGCCGGGGCAACCATAGAGATTGCATTTAAGATGCGATCCCACCATGTTCCTCCTTCGTTCTCTGCAAGGACGACCATGATAGGGAGAGACTGTAGAATACGACTACATAGCTCGAACACGATTTCATTTCTGAAAGGTGGCATCTTGGAGATTGACATAAAGTCAGTCTCGGAGACGTCAGGGATATTTTGGATGAACCAATTAACCCTCAACGATAAGGTGGCGTCAGAATGAAGACCAGTCCCAATTATCATGCCAAGTTCTTGGGGCGAATGAATAACACTCTTAATTGGACCATTTCTGGTTGCTCCGGTAAGTAAGGGCGGAACGGTAAGAGAAAAGTTATTCTGTGGTGTCGGGATGACATAGCTATATGGCAAAGCCGTGCCATTGGGGTCCCAAACATTCGAACCATTGGCTTGCGCAAATTGGAGGTTGGTCGGATCCGCAGGAATGTCGACGGGGAAACCCCCTTGTGTTAACAAGGGAAATTGCACTATCGGCATATGTGGGGCCTGTCCAGGGTCCCCTACTCGTAGCGTCATAAAGGCACCCTCAGTGACGCGCCAAGATTTGTGTCGAGGGTCGGTGGTTATGTAACCAACATCGCGTGGAGGCTTTTTCATAGGAACATAGCTTCCAATACAGGTGTTAGTCCAGTTTCCACCAACCCGGGTGTTGGAGGTAAAGGTGATATTCTCGCAAGGATACTGCGGATACATTTCACCATACAGGTTGCCGCCGTTATTGAGGTCGCTACCAGTGTAGCGGATCTCAATTCCGCAGCCCAAAAGCCGGGAACCATAGTTTCCCATTGAAAGCTTAGGGCATAAAGGTTCAACCTCACCAGATCGGTAAGGGTCGAACTCCTGCGATTCAGCAGCAAAATCAACATTGATATGACCTGCAATACCAACTGGGGCATCATCGGGAATCCAAATGTTCTTCCCGTAGCGCCAGCAACCAACAAGAGGTACTCTATTGAGAAAGGGTGTAGTATGCACCATAAACTTCCAAGTCTGTCCCGCGGGGACATAACTTGGCCTCTTAAGAGTTATTGTTTTCGTCACAAATTGGCAAATTGAGGGGTCCATAACACCATCAGGTGAGCCGCGAAGGCCATTGATGTCTTTGTCATGGAAGGGATCTGTTCTGGCAGTCAGATACGCAACATCATTTGCGCTCATTCTACCGCGGGCTAAAAGGGCCTTGACAGTATCCCGGCCTTTGGCGATGCCAGAGGATGGGGGGACAGGGTGAATTGGGGTAATCATTGAAACAGTTTCGTTATTCATGTGGTAAATCTTTAAATTCTCATACTCATTAATTATCAAAGATAATATAGGGAAAAAAAATTTTAAAACTACCCTAGATTCAAAACCATACATCAAACTATTGTAAACAAGGGTGAGAGCTGCATCACCTCCAGTAATAAGGTTTTTCAATCGGATAATCTCGACTTGTGCATCGTATTTATCTACTAGAAAGTCCAAATACTTGGAGTATTTTTGAAAGAGGCGAGCTTCTGGCTTGGCTAAAATAGTCAGTGCCAGTATTTTCGCAATGAAAATAAAAGGCGTATAGTCTTGTTTCCACATGGCAACACTGCTAGCAATTTTACCAATTCGAGGATAAGGTTCATACTTCAGGTACTCAGGGTCCCAGTGAAAATAAGAGCCCAAGAAGGAGTGTTTCGAGTCAATGATGTCACCATCTCGCACAGACCATTGTTGTGATCCAGGTTTGATCACAAGCCCATAAAGAGCATAATGGTTGGCTTCAAACTCGAGGAATTCTTCCGGGGTTATTTTCCAGTATGAAAGGTTCAAAGAACCTGTTTTGTCATCTGAATAGATGAGGAAATCAGCGTTGTCGAGGAGGTCCCCAATAGAATGGGAGACATTTTGTTGTTTAGACAATCTGATTAAAAGATGGAAGACAATAAACAAATGTTTGATACAGTTATCCGAAGTAGTATTGTATGAACCACTTGAGACACCAGTCTGTCGCCTGTAAACGTTACCATCAACAGGTGACACAAAAGTAGGCCTAGTATTGGCTTCAGCTAAATACCAAAAGAGCTGCCAATCATCAGCCTGACCGGTCCACAAACTAGAACGAAGTTTATAGACTATATCAAGACACGTTACCCTGTCCCAACCAGAGCAGTCAGAGTCCCACACAATCATGTGTTAAACTCTTACACATCCTGTCGAAGCCAGAGTACTGTTTAATACTTCCATATTTGATCCAGAGATCCTCATTATGATCAATAAGCCATTTA